CTGATACAAAACGTGAAACAATATATATAAAAGATAATGATAAGTGGGAAAAAGATAAATCAAAAGAGAAAATAAAACACGCAATACGTAAAACATCCAATAAAAATTATATGGCATTAACAAATTGGACAAAAGAAAATCCAGATTTTATGAAAGATGATGATAAACAAATGTTTTATGCGCGAGCAATGTCAACTTTAGGAAAATCAATGGATGGAGTAGATAATAAGATAGTGAAAAAGATTTGTTCAAATACTTATCTGAAAGAATCGTTGGATAATGAAAATTAATAAAAAAAAAGGAAAAAATATAATAATTAGAAGAGAAAATAATAAAATAATATAATGGAATGTCCAATTTGTTTTGATATAATATCAAATAGTTGTTATGGAAATTGTAATCATCATTTCTGTTATAAATGTTTAGAAAAATGGTGTTTAATGGGAGATAATAAATGTCCAATATGTAAAGAAAGAATATATCAAATCATATTAGATAAAGAATTTGATTTGAATAATAATCCTACAAATAAAGAAGAAATAAAAAAAGAATTAACAGAAACTATATATGTAAAATTTGAAAATAAATTAAAACCGGGTATAAAAATTATAGAAAGAGATAAATTAGGAGTGATAGTAAAAAATTTAGAAAAAAAGAAAATATTAATTAATTATTTACAAGTGAATGATATAATAATGTATTTAAATGGTGTGCCATGTATAAATGCAAAAAATACGATAGAAATTATAAAAAAATATTTTAATAATAATGATATATTAAAAATAGAAATATTACCTAGAATAAATAAAAAAAAATCATATAACTATGGATGTATGGAATGTATGGAATTATTATTTAAAAATAGGTGATAATATTTAATTGATAGGAAGTTCATTAATAGAATAAAACATAGGAGATACTACTGGAGATTGTTTATTAATAAGTTGAAGAATACGAGAAGAAACATAATCTCTATATTCTTTACGAATAGATGGGATGGTATTTTTATTATTAAATTTCCATTCTTTAAAAGGAATAGTTTCAGCTTTAGCAGTTTTCCAGAATCGAGTATTTTTAGCAAAATTAGCCCAATCATCATCCAGAATATCAGGATGTCCGACCCCATTATAAGTTTCTATTTCAACATCTCCATTGATATAAAGTTCTTGCCATTCTGGTAAATCTAATTTAGATTGATATAATTTTTCACTTTTAATAACAAGAACAGGATAATCAACGGAAACATATCTAGGATGTAAATTATAAAGCGCATAAGAAATTAAATTATTTATTTTAATTTCAGGAATAACAATAGGGTCAAGTAAAACTGCATTATTAATTTTATTAGTTTCGAGAATTTTAGGATTAAATGATGAATGTCCAATATATGAAAGTTTATCAACATTTAGAGTATCGGCAATATCAATAATGAGTTCAGGTGTAATAGGTGTAATACCGTCTACAGTAACAATTGTTACATTATGTTTTAATGTTTTGATTAATTGATTGTAAAATTGTTTTGGCATTGTTCCAAATAATCCCCCTGAAAATAGAACAGGTGGACCTTGTCCATTTAATGTGGCAGTTTTTCCATTAGATAATTTAATAGATGGATTAAAGAAAGCAGATACGCATGTTAAACAAATAATAATTAGTTTAATTAGCATTAATAATAATATAATATAAGTATATTTTTTAAATAAGTTTTATATAACTTTAAATAATGAATACGTAAACTATTTATATTATTAAAATTTTTGACTATAAATAATAATAGAAAATCCAATACAACATAACAATATACCAAATAAAGAAAGTTTATCAATATATTGATTAAATAAGATAGCGGCTAATATAATTGTTAATATAATACTTAAATTTATTATTAAATGACAATAACCAATATTTGTAGATGTTTTTACAGCATAGTTTAAACATATATTATAAAATAATATTGTCATACTTATTCCAAACGCAAATAATAATAAGATTTTAATATTTTTATCAATTATAAATTGTTTATATTCTTTATTATTACAAATTATATATATAAATGAATATAATCCTAAAAATAAAAAAGTTGTTAATATAACTAAATGATTATTGTTTTCAGTATATATATTTATATATTTATTTATTATAACATGTATGCTAGTTGCAAACATAGCAATAAATGATAATATAATCCAACTATCCATTATTTTATTTATTTTATATTAAATAAATAAAATAAATTAAATAAATAAAATAGTAAATTTAATTTTGCATCTTTTTAAAATCTTTATATGATATATTTTTTTCAATAAGAGCAGGTTTTTTTGTAACTTTTTTTTTTCGTTCATAGGCTTTATTTTTTTCTTCATTTCTCATGGCACTATCAATATATAATTCTTTTAAATGTTCACCAACAAGATAAGAACCTTCATGTTGATTTAATTCTCCATCTTCTATTTTTTTTAAAATATTTAAAAATTTATCCATAATAGTAAGATTAAGTATATCTAATTTAATTTTATTATAAATATCGGTGTAATTATTAAATAAAAATTGACATTGCTTGACACATATATTATCAAATTCATTTGGATTAGATTTAGCAAGTCGTGAATATTTATTTTTTAAAAAAAGTAATTGTTTAATATCATTTCTAATAAGATTACTTTGTTTACGTGTACGAATATGTTCAGTAATATCTTCAGTGTCATTAGCTTTAATCATATTTTGAAGGTCAAGTTTTTGTTGGTCATTAAAAAGAGACATAAATATATATATATATATAAATATATATTTAAGTAATATTATATTTATAATTGAGAAAAGATAATAAAATAAATATATATATATATGAAAAAAAAATTAGCAAGTTTTTTTAATGGTAATAAATATAATTTATTAATTATTTTATTGATATGTATAGTATTAATATTTTTAATGTGTGGTAACTATAATTTAGTAGAAGATTTTTCATTAGATAATAGAAAGGACGCTTTAAATAGTGCAGTATCAAGTATGAGTAATAGTGTAAAAATACAAAAAGAGATAAAAAATAACTATAGCAATGAAGAAAAAAAACGTAAAGATTTATTAGATAAAGACTTAGGAACTATGGTAAGACCAAAAAATGTAGTAGAAGGATTTTTAGAAGGAATAAATAATTTAAAATGCTCTTCAAATCATAGTAATTTAGGTGTGAGTGGTAATAAAGCAAATCAAATGGTAAATAGACAATGTGAAAATGCAGAATATTTAAAAAATAAAAATAGATCAGTTTTAGCCGGAAAACATGAAAGAAATATAGACTACTATTAATATAAATATAAATAAAACTATTAATATTATTAAATTATATATATATTATAGGTATATAATTTAATATGAATAATATTTTTGGAGATTTAGGAAGTGCAGTAGTTATAATATTACTTATTAGTATAATACATGGTATATCAGCAATAAGTATAGGAATATCAAATATAAAAAAAAATTGGAATTACTATAAATGTAAACCTGAAATAATACCATTTGCAGGAATATTTGGACATGATGTAGGTGAAAATTTTACAGAATGTGTACAATTAAATCAAATTGATTTTATGGGTGGGTTTTTAGAACCTATATATCAATCATTAGAATATTTTGCCCAAAATGGAGCAATGTTTACAAATATGTTCGAAAAATTAAAATTATTTTCAAATATACAAAATCTACAAACAATGGATTTTGTGGAAGATGCAAAAGGTAGATTATATAATATGTCAGATGGTGCAAATAGAATTTATATTGGAATAAATGATACATTTAGCAAATTAACATCTACAATAACAGTAATATTTTATACCGTTCAAGCAGCAATACAATTAGGTAAGTCAGCATATGAAGAACTACCAGGAACATTTATTAAAATAGCAACAATGGGGGGTGCATAATAAAATAAAAAAGTTATAAATATATAATAATAATATGCAAACATCAGAAACAACTCAATCACTAATAAAACATAATATAGAAGATTATTTCAATAAACAAACTTTTTATGAAAGACATAATATAGATGTAATATTTACAATTATTGCAATATTATTTGTTTTATTTGTAGTATTATATGTATATTTTTCATCAAGAATAGATATAGAAAAATTAAATTGGAAACAAAATAAATGTAATCCATTTTACATGCCATTTGGACGTAAAATAAATGATGGCGATGAAGATTTTAATAAAAATAATTTTAGTAATTGTTTAAATGATTTAGTATCAAATATAGCAAATGATGCATTAAGTCCAATAACCGAAATAACAAATTTATTTTCAGGAATGTTAAAACTAGTAACATCAATAATGGTACAAATATCAACAAATTTAATGCATTTATTTAATATTTTAATGAGTTTATTTAGAGAATTAATATTAAGAATACAAAGAATACTACATGAAAATATTTTAATATTTAGTACAATTAATAATTTTATATCACAAGTTTTAGGATTTATTGCTGTTCTTTATTATAAATTAATAATAATGGTTGATTCAATTAAACTTATGTTACCAATAAAAGCATTAGCATTTTTGACAGCAGCAGTAATTCCAGCATTACTAGCATTTTTGTTATCATTAGCTATATTTTGTTATACTTTCTATATTGGTTTAGCCGGAATGATACCCTGGTGTATCACTTGTTGGGCATTTGTAAAAGCCGCCGTATGGGCTATAATTACATTAATATTATTTGTTTTCTTTTTATTTCTTTTAACACTATATGCTCTATTTGCAGATATGGCACACGATATATTACAAAAAACATTGAAACCAATAAGTAATATGGATGATCCAATAGAAATTCAAGATCCACCAGTTCCATAACTTAATATTAGTTCCATAACTTAATATTAGTTATAAATAATATAATAATTAAATAAATTATTTTATCTAATTATTTTAATGGGTTTAATAGAAAATTTGCGAGAGAGTATTAATTTTAAAATATTATTTATACTAATATTATTAGTAATTATATTTAATAAATTAGTAATCGCTTGGTTAAATAGCATATATAATGAGTTAAAAAAATTTATAAATAAAAATGATGAGAAATTTACAAATTTATATTTAAACGAATATTCGGAAAATAATATAGATCGTATAAGTGATATATTTAAAAATACAAAATTTAATTTAGGAGTGTATCCAAATGTAAAAATAAATGAGGGCGATGAACTTTTTAAACATAATAAATATTTACCTGAGTGTTGTATGTATTATTCAGATTATTCAAATGATAAAGGCTGTCCATGTATAACACCTGAACAACAATATTATTTACAAAGAAGAGGTTTTAATAGAAAAAATGATCAATTTATTAAAGAACATGATTTAAAAAATATATATTTTTCACCGTCAAATACTTTTAAAAAAGAAAAAGAAGACGTTTTTTTAAATCATCGAACATATATAAAAAAAATAAAACCATTAACAAGTGAATGTAAAAATTATGTATATTCATTTTTTAATTTACAAGATAGATAATTAAGTATTATTAATTAACGTTTTTTAGTCTTGCGATAAACTACATTCCAAGGATAAAGTGATTCACGTCGCTTATTAGCAGAAATATTACGACCAAGTTCATCATATTCATCCCCATCACAATTTTTACTAGCATCAATAATTAAAGACCAATCCATTATATATATATACTAATTATATATATATAAAACTTATAATCAATTTTAAAATAAATATACTCAAATTTTTTTTAATAAAAAGTTATTTATATTCTTGTAATCGTATTAATAGTATGAAATTTAAACAAAAATTTTTTATATTATAAAATAAAATAAGATAAATATATTTTACAAATAATAATATATATATAAATGAAATTATTATTTTTATGTCTAGAATTAATAAAATGTTACATATTACCTAACATTATGATAAATAATATAGATAGTTTACGAGTGCCATATGTAGTTTCTCTACAAGAGAATTTTTTAAATAATAATACATTAAATTCTTCACTGGCAAATATAAAATCGGTAGAGTATGATGAAAAAGAAGATATGTGGATATTAGATTTAGACAATTCAGAAGAAAAAGAAGAAAAAGAAGAAAAAGAAGAAAAAGAAGAAAAAGAAGAAAAAGAAGAAAAAGAAGAAAAAGAAAAAGAAGATAATTTTCCATCATTTAATAAATTTCTAGAGAATAGAAATAAAAATGAAGAAATAATAACAAAAAAATATTTTGAAAAAGCAGATAAAAAAGCAAAAAAAATAGAAAAAGAAATGAAAAATCCTGTTTCAAAAGATTTAAAATTAATAACATATAATGAAACTAGAGAATGGGCTAAATCATGGATTTATGATATGATAAATTATGGTAAGTCAAACAATTATCGTAAATTTATATATGATAATATTTATGATATGAAAGAATTTATAACTCAGAATAAAAGTAAAGAATATTTTTATATTGGTTATTTACCAAAAGGTTCAATATATGGCCCATATTATATTGGAGCATTTGAATTAGATCCAAAAAGAAGAGATTTCAATACATATTTAATAATGCAAAATCCAAATTATCTTAATATAGATATTATAAAAGAAAAAAAACGATTTATAAATTTTAAAAAGGAATTATTATCACTATCGTATAAATCAAATGTATTTTTTAAATATAATAAATTAAAATACATAACATCATGCGAAAGATACTATTTAGCATGGTTATATGAAGATGATGATTAATTATACATGCCATATGGTATATCATTTTTATGTGATTTATGAAGTAATTTATTAATAATATGAGTATCAATATGAAATGGAAATGAAACATTTTTATCAAGTTTAAGAGATGTTTCAAATAAGTTTTGATTTGGTTTCATAAGTCTATATAAATTTAATTTAGTATAAATAATTTCCAGGCAACGTTTAAGATTCCTAACACCAGATTCATTTTCTGTGAAATCTGTAATAATATATTCTAAAATTTCATCAGTAAAAACAATATCATTAATTTTAAATTTGGTTTGTTCATAAATACAAGGTAGTAAATAATTTTTACATATTATAAGTTTTTCTTTAGTTTTATATCCTTTAGTTTCTATTTTATACATTCTATCTTTTAGTATAGAATTGACTTTTGATTCATCATTATAACTAAAAATATAAAGTGCTTTAGATAAATCAAGAGTAATTTCGGACATATATTTATCTGAAAAATTTGAATTTTGTGTAGTATCTGTAAGATGAGTTAATACACCAGTAATTTCTTCTCCTTTTGGCGTATCACTAATTTTATCAAGTTCATCAAATAAAATAACAGGATTCATAGAATTACATTGTATAAGTATATCAAGAATTTTTCCATATTTACTGCCTTCATATGTATAATCATGACCATCAAGATAACCACTATCAGAACATCCACCTAATGCAATTAATGAAAATGGTCTATTTAAAATTTTACTAATTCCATATTTAATAAGTGTAGTTTTACCTGTTCCCATAGGTCCTTTAATAGCAATAGAACAACCAACAGCATTTGGATTAACTAACCATAAACCTATAAGTTGCATAATTTGTATTTTAGCATCATCAAGACCATAAACAATTTTATCTAATATGCTCTTAGAATCTTTCATAAATTCGTGACATTTATCTATACCATCAGCATATGTAATTGGTAAATTATTGTATTTATTAAATGGTATTTTAATAAATGCATCAACCCATGATTTTATTTTATAGTATTCATTATTACCAAATCCACTGTCCATATCGCGAAGTATATTAATTTTTTTTAATGCACATGCTTTATAACTATCTGGTATATCAATATTAAGTAAATGAATAAGATAGGGTTTATCAATTGAGTTTAAATTTTTAATTCTTGTTAAATTTTTAATAGCATCTTCTTGATCAAATAAAGACATATTATTTTTAAAATATTTTGATTCATCATCATCTTCGGTTAATATTTTTTTAAACTTTTTATAATTTTTATTAGAAATATTTTTAGAAGGTGCAATAATCGTATTTTTTTCATTAGGTGTAATAAATGTATTTTTATGTTGACTTGCTTTTTGTTTTTCTTGATTAGCAATTGAAACTAATTCTTTAATAATATTTTTAGATTTATGATCCATTAATTTATGTGCTAGCATATTTAAGTTCTTGTTTTTAATTTTATGATGGCGATCATCTTCATCATCTTCATCATCATCTTCGTCATCTTCATCATCATCTTCGTCATCTTCATCATCGTCTTCATCTTCATCATCATCTTCGTCTTCATCTTCAGATTTAGAAGATTTAAAAATAATAACATTATCATCTTCTTCATCATCATCAAGTTCATCATCTGTATTTTCATCAGTGATATTATTAAGATAAGAATTATTATTATATATTTTATTAGCAGGATTCATATTTAAAATGATATTAATATTTTTATTAGGATTAGATTTAAGTAAATTCTTAATTCCATTAGAATCAATAATATTATTTAATGACATATCTTGTTCGGAATCAGCATCATATTCATTATTAATATTTATTTTATTTGATATATTATTTTTTTTTTTTAATCTTTTAAATTTATGAATTTTAGATCTACTATAATTAGATGGAAACATTTTGTTTAAAAATTGATAATATTGTAATTTATCTTTAGCTAAATTTTTATTTTCAAAATCATGACTAGTAATTATATTATCTTTATCAGATTCATATTCAGATTCGTATTCAGATTCGTATTCAGATTCATCATTAATTTTATAATCAGAATCGGACGATGAATCATTAGAAGAAGTATCAGAATGTTGTTCTAATATATATTTACGTTTTAATATACCGGTTTTTAGACGGGTACTATATTTGTGATTAATTGTTGGCATAGATAATATAATATATAAAATATAAAAATTAAATCAATTTATATAAAAATAAAAATAAAAATAAAAATAAAAATAAAATAAAATACAAAAAATTAAATTTATTATAAAATTGAAATGAATTTAAATATATATTATTTATAATAATAGTATGACTAGTGATGAAAATAAGAAACCTTCAAAAATTATAGGTATTCAATTTAGTTTACTAAGTCCACATGAAATTCAAAAAAGTTCAGTTGCAGAAATAGTAAACAGAGATACTTATATAAATAATAAACCAGTATTAGGTGGCTTATTTGATCCGCGGATGGGTATATTAGAACCGGGATTTATATGTCCAACAGATGGATTAGATTATATTCAAACCCCGGGATATTTTGGACATATAAATTTAGCCCGTCCAGTATTTTACATTCAATATTTAACTACATTAATGAAAATAATGAGATGTGTTTGCATAAAATGTGGTAAATTATTAATAAATAAAGAGAAATATTCATATTTGTTAGAGTATAATAATGATGAACGTTGGAATAAAGTATTTGCACTGGCAAGTAAAAAAAAACGATGTGGTGAATGTTCACATAATGGATGTGGTTGTTTACAACCAAAATTAAAAAAAGAAGGATTAGCAACATTAATAGCTGAATGGAATGATAAAGAAGAAGAAATAAAAAATTATGAATTTTCTAAAGATACAGATGGAAAATTAATTATGAAATTAATTCCAGAATTAGTAATTAAAATTTTAAAAAAAATATCAGATGAAGATGTTAATTTTATGGGTTTTAGTCCGATATGGTCACGTCCAGAATGGATGATTTGTCAAACAATGGCTGTTCCGCCACCCGCAGTACGTCCATCAGTAAAACATGATTCACAACAAAGAAGTGAAGATGATTTAACACATATAATTGTAAATATAATAAAAGCAAATAAGACATTACAAGAAAAGATAGAACAAAATGCTAATACAAATGTAATAGATGATTGGACAACTGTTTTACAATATTATGTAGCAACATTAATAGATAATAAAATACCAGGCGTAGCAGCAGTTGCACAAAGATCAGGTAGACCATTAAAAGCAATTAAAGATAGATTAAATGGAAAGGGAGGAAGAGTTCGAGGTAATTTAATGGGAAAACGTGTTGATTTTAGTGCTCGTTCAGTAATTACACCAGATCCAAATTTATCAATTAGTGAATTAGGTATTCCATTAAAGATTGCAAAAAATTTAACAAAACCAATAACAGTAAATGAAAAAAATAAGAATTATTTAATGAAATTTGTATTAAATGGTCCAGATGTATATCCAGGTGCAAAGATTTATGAGAAAAAAAATGGAGATTGTATAAGTTTAAGGTATGTAGATAGAGAATCAATAAAATTAGAAGATGGTGATAAAGTTCATCGCCATATATTAAATGGAGATAGTGTATTATTTAATCGTCAACCAACATTACATAGAATGTCTATGATGTGTCATATAGCACATGTAATGATGAAAGGAGATACATTTAGAATGAATGTAGCAGATACAAAACCATATAATGCAGATTTTGATGGAGATGAAATGAATTTACATATGCCACAAGATGAAGAATCAGAAATAGAATTAAAATTATTAGCAGCAGTAAAAAATAATATAATAAGTCCAGCAAATAATAAATCAATTGTAGGAATTTTTCAAGATTCACTATTAAGTGTATATTTATTTACACGAATGAACATAAATTTTGATTCAAGAAAAGCAATGAATTTATTAATGCATTGTAATAAGATAAATACAAATTTAATTGATTTTAGAAATCCATTAATATCAAGTTTTGATATTTTAAGCCAAATATTTCCTAATATAAGTTTAAAGTATAAAACAAAGAAATTTAAAGACGAAGAAGATTATGCAACATCAAATAATGTATTAGAAATAAATAATGGAAAATTAGTTCGTGGTCATATAGAAAAAGGAATACTTGGCGATACTACACGTGGATTATTGCAGCGTATATATAATGATTATGGTGTAGATGCATCGCAAGAATTTATTGACAGTTTACAAGATATAGTAACCGAATATATGAAATTACATGGTTATAGTGTTGGTATAAGTGATTTAATTGCTGATAAAGATACAATAGAAAAGATTGTAGATGTAATTACAAAAAAGAAAATGGAAGTAAAATCATTAATTGATGAAACGCACTTAGGAATTTTTGATAATAAAACAGGAAAATCAAATATCGAAGAGTTTGAGACACGCGTAAATAATATATTAAATAAAGCATCATTTGAAGCAGGTAAATTAGGAAGAACAAATTTAGATGCAAATAATAGATTTGTTACAATGGTAAATGCCGGGTCAAAAGGAAGTGATTTAAATATTTCACAAATGATTTCTTGTTTAGGTCAACAAAACGTAGATGGTAAGCGAATACCATATGGGTTTGAACATAGAACATTACCACATTTTACAAAATTTGATGATTCACCAGAAGCACGTGGATTTGTTGAAAGTTCATTTATAGGCGGATTAAGACCCGAAGAATTGTTCTTTCATGCAATGGGTGGTCGTGTAGGTTTAATTGATACCGCAGTAAAAACATCAGCAACAGGTTATATTCAGCGTAGGTTAATTAAAAGTTTAGAAGATTTAATAGTGGGATATGATATGACAGTAAGAAATAATAAAGGTAAAATTATTCAATATACATATGGTGATGATGGATTTGATCCGGTTAAAGTAGAATCACAAGGATTAGGATTTATAACAATGTCAATTGAAGAAATATATGGTCATTATCAGATGCCAAATGATAAAACAAAAGATTCAGTTTATTCAACATTATATACAAAACAAGCGTATACAAGATATAAGAAACAAAAAATAGAAATGGACAAAAAATGTAAAGAATATATTGATTATATAATTGAATCGAGAAAAGTAATAGTTGAAAAAGTATTAAAAAATACATTTAAAGGAAGTGTAAATATTCCAGTCTCATTTGTAAATATAATTAATAACATATCTGGTTATCAAGAAGAAAATGTTATTGTAGATATAACACCATTAGAAGTATTTGAAATGATTGAAAATAACTTTGAAAAATTAAATAAAATTAGATATTGTATGCCAAATAATTTATTCAAAGTTCTATATTATTATTATTTAAGCCCAAAAGAATTAATTATGCATAAAAAACTTACTAAAAAATCATTAGAAGTTTTATTATTAACTATTAATAATAGTTATAAAAAATCAATAATTAATCCAGGTGAAATGGTTGGTATGATTGCAGCACAAAGTATTGGTGAACCAACTACTCAATTAACTTTAAATACATTCCATTTTGCAGGCGTTGCATCTAAATCAAATGTAACACGTGGTGTTCCAAGAATTGAAGAAATTTTATCATTATCAGAATCACCAAAAAATCCATCCTGTACAATTTATTTAAATGAAAATGATAAATATGATCAAAATAAATCAAAAGTACATATTAATAGTTTAGAATATACTAAATTAAGAGAAATAGTTGAATCTGCTGAAATATGTTTTGATCCTGATGATATGAATAGTTTAGTTAAAGAAGATGAAGAGTTAATGAAAGAATATAAAGAATTTGAAGAATTATTAGATGAATGTAAAACTGGCTTAGATGAATCAAAAGATAAATCAAAATGGATTATTAGATTTAGCATGAATAAAATCGAAATGTTAGATAAAAATATTACAATGGAAGATATACACTTTGCATTAAAAAATTCATATAACAATATTAGTTGTATGTATAATGATTATAATTCAGATAAAATAATTTTTAGAATTAGAATAGATAAAAATATTCAATTATCAAAGAAAAAGAAAAATAAAAATATACCAGACACATTAGATCAATCAGATGAAATTTATTTATTAAAAAATTTACAAGATGAATTACTAGACAGTTTAGTATTAAGAGGAATAAAAAATATTAAAAAAGTTTTATTAAGAAAAATTACAGATAATTTTGAAGAGACAGATTTAAAATATATTAAAAAAGAATTATGGGTATTAGATACTGTTGGAACTAATCTATTAGATATTTTAGCACTAGATTTTGTAGATAAAAAAAAAACAATTAGTAATGATATTATTGAAATTTATAATGTATTAGGTATTGAGGCTGCCAGACAAGCTATATTTGATGAATTTTCAGAAGCAATTGAATTTGATGGTGCATACATTAATTATCATCATTTAACAATGTTAGCAGATAGAATGTGTTGTAATAACAAATTGGTATCTATTTTTAGACATGGTATCAATAATGATGATATTGGTCCAATCGCAAAAGCATCATTTGAAGAAACGCCAGAAATGTTCTTAAGGGCAGCAAAACATGGCGAATTAGATATTATGCGTGGAGTTTCAGCAAATATAATGTGTGGGCAAGAAGGATATTTTGGAACAAGTAGTTTTAAACTATTAGTAGATATGAATAAAATGATGGAAAACAAAAAAGATCAACCTGAAGATGAAGACCAAGATGAAGAATATGATGAAAAGAATATATTAAAAGAATTAGATGAAATTGATGAGAATATTGAATGTTCAACTAATAATCTTAAAATTGAATCTATGGTATCTAATTTAAAAGCAATCAAAATGAATAATGATGATGATTATGATATTGATTTTTAAATACTAAAAAAATTATTATATTTTTTTTTTATAAAATTATTATATTTTTTTTTATAAAAATATAAAAATTTATTAAATTAATATAATATGCAAGAAAAAATTTTTCAAAATATTATTATTAAAAATATTATATCTAATAATTTAATTATACATAAAAAAAAAGAATTACAATTAATATTTAAAATTAATAATTTACATACAAAATTTAAATTTTTTAAATACAATATGTACTTAAAAAACCAAAATATATTAAATGTATTTTGTAAATCTCAAAAAATATATTATTTAGTAACTTTATTTTCAAATAAATTAAAAACAAAAATTGCTAAAATTTATAATAATGAAGATATATTTGGTAATACATTAAATGATAATACATCATTTAATGTCCTAATTGATAAATTTATTTATAAATTTACTTATGTAGAGTTAATAAATATTATAAAAATGAATTTATTAAATTTTCAATCACAACCTGATAATTATCATACAACTAATAATTTTTCTACACCATTAGAAATCAAAAATCCATATACAAATATAAATTTAAAAAAATATATATTATATAATTTTTATATTTTTTGTAAAAATAACTCTTATAAAATACCTACTATATTTCAATTATATTATGAATCTAATTTTGTACTTAATGATTTTTTTATATTACATGAAAATTATATTACATTAAAATCAATTAGAAAATATATTATTTCTGCAGAAAATGAAGATAAATATAAGTATATCTTAAAAAGTAGTATTATTTTTTCTGATTTCTTAATAGATCATTTAAATAATTCAACTATTAAATATTTATGTGCTATATTTAAAAATAAAATATATAATCTTGATATTAATTTTTTAGATAATAATTTTGATGAAATTATCTATTATTATATGACATTAATATATTACTATAACTCTAATAATTCAAAAAATTTTGTATGCTATAAAATTAAACTTATATTTGCATTATTAAATAATAAAGTTATTAAGTTTATAGATAAAAATTCACATATACCAAATATTACAATAAAAATTATAGAAACACTCATCAATGATAAAATAAATCAAATTGTACTAAAAGAAATTACAAATTATAGATTAATTAATAATTTAGATATTATTATAAGTAATTTAAACTATAATAATAATGAAATAATAAATAATAATCAAGAAATCACAAATAATAATCAAGAAATTAAACATCAAAATACTTTAATAACTCTATTTAAAAATGAAATTTTTAATAATAAATTTAGTAAATTTTTTTTTAAAATAATTACATTTAATATTTTTATATTCAATTGTTATATTAACATAATATTAATCAAAAAAATATATTTAAAATTATTATGATTTTAATATTTATAATTCTTTATTTTTTTTTAGTTTCTTATTTTTAGGAACTATCTTTTTTTGATCAGATTTAATAATAGCATCTAAAATTAAATCATTATAGTTATCTAATTCTATTGATATACTAGTATACAAATCAATTTTTTCACTATCAATTATTTCTTTACTAATGTCAGTAGTTGGTGTTGAATTATTTGAATATAATAATTTATAGTTTTTTTGTGTTTTGATATATCTACTAGGCACTTTTATAAAATAATAATTATTATTTTCAGTATTATTATTTAAAATAATATATGTTTTATCAGTTATAGATAAATCTATTATACTATTACAGATCAAAATAATAGGTAGATTATATTTTTTTGCTATTAAATAAATATCAATAAAAGTAATGAAAAAATTAGGACTATTTATTAGATTAGTCAAAAGAATTTTAAATTCCTCTATTTTTAAAAATTTAGAGTTCTTTAATCTTTCAACTAAAATATTACCATTATTATCTTCTGTATATAATTTTTTATTTATTTTTAACATACTATGTATTAATGCTTCTGTATATTCATGATTAAAATACTCTTCTATTAAAATATTTCTTAGTTCAATTTTATTCATATTTAATATAGTTAACTCTGCACTTTGAGAATAATAATGTTTTAAAATAAATAATATTAATTCAAAAGAACATATTTTATTTGATTCAATATCAAAATAAAATTCATATAATTTATTTTTAAATACTGCATTTAAATCAGCTTCTCTTGGATGAAGTTGATTTTTTTTATAATTACATTCAATACTTTTAATATATTCATTTATAGATAGTTCTTTTAATTCTTCTTCTTGTTCTTCTTCTTGTTCTTCTTCTTCTTTTTCTTCTTCTTCTTGTTCTTCTTCTTTTTCTTCTTTTTCTTCTTCTTCTTCTTGTTCTTCTTCTTCTTTTTCTTCTTTTTCTTCTTCTTCTTCTTGTTCTTCTTCTTTTTCTTCTTCTTCTTCTTTTTCTTCTTCTTGTTCTTCTTTTTCTTCTTCTTGTTCTTCTTCTTGTTCTTCTTGATCGTCTTCTATAATTTTAGATTTATTTTGTGTTTTATATTTTTTTTCTAATTGTGTTATTTTATTAACTGTACTAGTTGGTATTTTAATTTTTATTTTTTCATTAAATTGAATACTATCAAGGTCATAATTAGTATATTCTACATTAAATTTAGAAGTATCTATTTTATTATATTTTTTATTGTCAGAGTTTATTTTATAAGTATCAAAAGTAGTATAATTTGAATATGGATCTTTAAAGTGTGAAGTAGTTGATATAATTTCATCTGCTAATGTAGATTCCATTAATATGACTTCTTTGTCTGTTATATTATATTTAATACTATTTAATGATATAAAGTTAGATGAATTGAATAACATAAATTTAGTTTTATTATAACGTACAAATTCATCAGAAAGTTTAGTGAAATATATATCATAATTATTATCCAGTGTAATTAAATTTATTTTAGGAATAATAAGATTACATATATTAGTTTTAGAATTAAACATACAAAAGTCAGTATCGCAATTATCATTATTATCACACAAAGAGAAATTTTTGATATTATTTAATATATTAATATCATAGTCAGCAAATATAATATGTTTACTAGAAAGTAGTTCTAATTCATCTCTGATAAGTTTTAATTTATCAAAATAAATAAGAGTATTATTCTTAATAATATCTTGTATTTTAATATTATATTTATAATTTTTATATTGAGATAAAAGTTTGAAAATAGTTTTTCTAAAAGTATTATAGAACCCAGATTCTAATTTAATATTGTTAATTAATTCATGTCTATCTTTATCAATATTAAGTTTATTTTGTATAGTAATATCAGCATATAAATAGTTTTTATCTGAAAGATCTTGTAATTCATCTTTAATATATATTTCGGGTTTATTTAACATAACAAATTGATTACCATTAGTTAAAATACCAATAATAAGGTTATTTTCAATAATTTTATTAACAGGATTGGATTGTATAATATTATTAGTGGAATTATATATTTTTTGCAAAAATTCTTTAGTTGAATTATAATCAGAAAAATATTGATTGGTTAATTGATCAATAAAAATAATTGGAATTTGATAATGCTCATACATTTTAGAAGGATAACATGGAATATATCTATATCCACTAAATTCATTAATATTGCTTATTACTACAGCAATTACTTTATTTTGAAAATCCATTACCTGAAAATTAATTTCATAACCCATTTTAGTTAATATATTAATAATTCTATCTAATTCGACATTTTTATTAAATGTAATATTTTGAGTATCATCTTTTCCACAACTATCATTAATATCTTCTTTAATAAAATTAAGAATTTTTTTAAATTCATTTAATTTAGTTTCATCTGAGTTATATGTAAATGTAAATAATGGATTAATAATATCAGTTATTTCAGATTTAATTAAATAAATTGGTTCAAAATATTGTTCTTTCATTAATAAAATAAGACTTTTTTTGGTATCACTAATAAATTCATTAGAAAAATTTTGTTTAGGACAGATTACCTTAACATTATCAGTTAAATCATAACTAGTTATATCAAGGATAATTAAATTAATTCCATTAGGAAATAATAATGGATTAGGTTTACAAATAATATCCCATAAATATGTATAATCAATAATATAGTTATCATTTTTTAAATATGATTTAAAATTTTCAAAAGAAATTAAGATTTTTTTAAATAAGTTAATATGATTAGCATTAGATTTATCTAATTTATCATAGAAATTACTTTTAATTTCTAGATTTTCAATGATTATTTTATCTAAAAGTTCATCGGTAATATTTTTATTTAAAAATATTTGTGTAAGATTAGCGTTATTGTATGTTATAAAGTTATCAATAGTAAGAGAGTTAATTATAATATTTTTCATTTCATGAATAGTAATAGAAGTAGTAGATTTTAATATTTCTTTGGAATAAAGATCTGCAATACAAGCAATAAATGAATTATTAATATCATTTTGAACTCCGTATCTAAGTAAACAAGGATATTTATATTTTAAATTATTATTATCAGAATTAATACAATCATCGGAATCAAATTGTAAAAACTTTTTAATATTAATAGGTAGATGACCAACTTTGTATTGTTCTAATGGAAATTTATCAGACCTAATAACATATTTAATATCGCCTTGTTTTATTGTTTGGGTATTAATATTACATATACGTTTATTATTTTCATTAGTATCATAATTTTTTTGAATTTTAAGTTTACCAAAACAACATGGTAAACAGAATTCATTACCATTTTCATCTTTAACAGTATCTTTTAAAAATCCAGGTTCTCTATCTTTTTCTTCAAATTTATAAATATTACCATCTCCTTTATAATAAATAGATCCATGATCGCCAGAATCAACTTGTTCTTTAGTAAGAGTAGTTGAATTTTCTAAATCCCAGTATTTAGGACATATATAATAATATTTTTCATTGGGATTAGTAGAATATTCTAACATATCATTAGGTTTGTATTGAGGATTATCAATTAATACTTGTTCTTTTTCTTCTTCGGTTAAAATAACGGGCTGTCTAGTAGATTGACATAATCTGGAATAACTAACATAATTTTTTTTAATATCTTCTTTTGCAAGATTAGGTTTATATGTTTTAATTTTAAATAATTCAGGTTGTAATTTTTCTAATCTATTTAAGATTGGATTTCCTCTAGTAGAATCTTTAAATCTTTTCATTTTTTCATTTTTTTCAAAAGTAGTATCTTTATTATTGTCTTGTATTATTTGATCATCATCTTGATTATGTTCATTATCTTTACCATCTTCATTATCATCATCATCATTAATTGAATCATTATCAGTTTCAATAATATCCGGGTTATCCTGTGTATTGTCTTTATTGGAATCATGAATATCATTAGTATCATTAGTATCATCATTATCATGATCATCGTTATCATCATCATCGTCATCGTCATCGTCATCAGTATCATTTAATAATATATCTAATAAATTATTAGACGTATCGTTATCATCGTCAATAGAACTAGCGAGATCAATTGCATCATCTAGATCAATTTCTAATGGTGTATTAAGGATATTAGTAACATTTGTTTGATTAATTTCAACCGGAATATCAGTTGGTTGAACATCAGATATATATTGTTGGTCATTTTTATTAGCAGTATCACAAATAGATAAGTCTATATCTTTAGTATCATTAAATGCCATTTTAAAAATAGCATCCATATAAATTCTAATAAAATAAATATACCTAATATTATCAATATTGTCTATTGATATATTAATAAGATTATTAATATTATTATCTATTTTACAAAAAAATCCAGGTGAATTTTTAAGTTTAAATCTTTTATGGTTAAACATATTTTGAACAAGATCTAAAGATTGAACAGTATTTTGAAAAATATTTTCGGCTTCTTCAGTGGAAGATAATTTAAAATTATCTATTAATTTTTGTATAATTTTAATAGGTTGTTCTTTAAGTTTCATAAGTTCTATAATAAAAGCATCTTTATCATTCATTTCATTATAATTAGAAACTCTTTTATAACGATAGTGTTTTTCATTAGATTTGTCAGAAATTATGTTAAAAAAATAGTACAAACAATTTTTAATATTATTTAAATTACTAATATTTTCTTTGGATTGAATTTGAATATTATAATTAAGAGTAATTAATTCAATATTACTATCTAGTAATGAATTAAAATGTGAAATTGTATTAATATCATTATTAATATGTAGTTTAATAATATCAATAATATTATTAACATTTTTCTGGATAATTAAATCTAATTCATGCATATTAAGATTGTTAATAAGATGTATTTTAATATTAATAATTCCATAAATATCAACTTCAAGTATAAATAATTTAATATAATCTTTAAATAACTTATCAGTATTAAAAATAATCATTGAAATAGTATTATTTTTGCCAATAAGTTTAGAATATTTAATAATTTCTTCTTTAGATAAAAAGGGTATTTTTTTATTATTATGTTTATTAATTTTATCACAAAATAATCTATACATATTTTCATGTTTTTTTCCAGGATTATATTTAATAATAGGTATATTAATGTTACTGGTAATAATTTTAAATAAAGATTCTAATGATAGTGATAAATTGATTTTAGTATGTATATTAAAATTAATATTTTTAATACCATTAATATTATATTTTAGGTCAGGATAAAGTTGTTCATTAGAATTAATATAATATAAAGTATTAATAAAGGTATTTTTATTGTTAAATATATTAGATAGAATATATTGATTAGTTTTTTCAATAGACATACTTTTATATTTATTAAAAAGTTTTCGTGTATTAATTTGATTAGAAGAAATAAGAGGAAAATATAATTTAATTGTGATATCTTCTTCTAATGATATTTTACTAGAATAATCTAATACATCATCAAATAAACAAATAAATAAAGAATTATTAACAATATTGTATTCAAATAATAAATTATTATTGCAAGTATTTAATGAAGTATTAATAATAGTTCGAATAAAAGTAGAATATTTATTAACTTGATATGGATTAGTAGTATATAAATGAGGTAATTTATTATTAATATTTTGTCCAACTGGTGTAAGTACATTAATTTCATCTAATTTAATAGAATTAATATGATCATAATTTAAATAATCAGGTTCAATATTATTATTAGATTGTAATAATTGATTATAAATTTCAATTTGTTCATTAAGATTTAATAAATATTGTTTAAAATTTTCATTGGTAATTTTATTAGAATTAGTATCAGATAATGTATTGTATAATTCGGCAGGATTATATTTTTTATTAAGTAAACCATACATATAAATTTCTTCATAACATATTTGATTTTTTATATTTGAAATATTATTATAATATTTTAAGAATTTAAATTTAATAGTTTCTAATGTATCATCATAATAAATATTTTCATCTACAAAATAAATAGATATATCAAAATCTAGTATAAATTTAATATCTAAATCGCTAAAATCATCTTTAAATATAGTATTAAATAAATCAGATTCAATAAATTGTTTAGAATTATGATAGTTAGATTGTAGTATTTCTATTGATTCTTGTAAATTGTTAGACAAATACTTATTTTTAATAAATAAAAATAATTTTGTTAAATTATTATTGGTATTAATATAAAATTTAAATATATTTGACATCTATATAAATAAAAGCATATAATTTTATATAATAATGTTTGTAAATATTATTGTGATTCATTGCAATAATAATGGTATAGGTATAAATAATACATTACCATGGAAGATAATAAGTGATTTAAAAAAATTTAAAAAATTAACAACTGGAAATAATAACAATGCAATTATTATGGGGAAAAATACTTGGTTAAGTTTAAATAATAAATCATTAAAAAATAGAGATAATTTAATATTAAGTACTTCCTTAATGATAGACAAGAAAGATGAAAATAAAAATATAATTAAATCATTTAAGAATGAGATTATATTAAATAATTTTTTAAAAAATAAAAATTATGATGAAATATGGGTTGTGGGTGGGGAATATATATATGATTTATTTTTAAATAAAACAGATATATTTAATGTTAAAAATATATATATAACATTATTAGATAAAGAATATAAATGTGATATATTTTTTCCGGAAATAGATAAAACAAAATACAGTTTTATAAGTAAATCGATACATAAATTAGATAAATTAGATAAAGAAGATTGTAATATTTATGATATATTATATACAAATAATCAATAATTAATAATTAATAATCAATAATTAATAATTAATAATCAATAATTAATAATCAATAATTAATAATTAATAATTAATAATTAATAATCATAATAAGGATTATCGGTAATATTCATACCGCAATATCTTGCTGGATTTTTTTTATAATTTATAGGATTATAAATATCAAGTTCTTTTGCTTCTTGTATAACAAATTTAAAATTACTCCAAAATTCATCATTATGACCAATAGATTTTGAACAAATATGACTTATCTCATGTAAAGCAACATACATTAATGTATTATCATCTATAATACGACCTTTATTATTTTTTTCAGTATCTAAACAAAATGCTATTTTTTCTCCTTTATTTTCGCTATATGCAGTATATTCACTAGTAGGTAAGGTCTCATATATTTTTTGTGGATTATATCCATTAATTAAACGTTTAACGTTATCTTTATCGGGATATTTTTCTCCTAAATGTTTAACAAGTTTATTTAATTTATTATTAACATTTGCTAATTTATCAGCGGCCAATTGAAGTTTACTTCTATCACGAACGCAATATTTATTACCATTAACATCGGATATAATACATCTTAATTGAAATGTATCAGAAGTAATATATATTTTGTATGCAATACATAAAATAAATATGATTAAAATAGTATTAAAAATATAATTATTCATATAATATAAAATATTATAATAATAAATTATAATATTTTGTTATTTAATAATTTAAGCACTTGATCCAATTTCTAATGGTTTTCTAAATTTATCATCTTCAATGGTAGATATGTTCCAGGGACAATTAGTATTTGTTCTAGGATTAGGTGGTTCTGATCTTAATTGCAAATTAGCATTTCTTAAAGATGAACCTTGTGTATTAACACCTACAACTTGTTGAGGATTTAATAAATTAATTTTGCTAAAATCTTCACGAACAGGATTTAATGACGACCACGCACTATTTTGATCTTTTGGTAATAAGTCGGATGGATTAGCAACGGGTTTATTCATAGCATTAGAAGAAGTGGCAGAGTTAGATACTTCTTGCGCATTACCATTAAATGGTGCATATGAAGTTACACCTGATGCACCTATAACTTTATTAGTAGGTTTATTATTACCAGTATTCTTTACTGGTTGAGGAGGATCCATTGTTGACATTCCTAATTGAAATACGTTTTTATTATTAGAGTATTGATATAAAGCAAATAGTAATAAGGCTAAACCAACAATTCCTAAAACATGTTCGTTTTTACAATCTTTAAAGAATCTCTTGAAAGCGACCATTTATATAAAATAAATAATAAAATAATTTCATAAATATTTTATTAATTTTCTTAAATTATAATTTAATTAGAATAAAGAATTCAATATTTAAATAAACCTATTTTAAATAATTAATTATTAAAATTTAAAAAATCTTCATCATCACTACTATCAGAATCAAGATTATCTAAATTATATTTATTTTTTATTTTTTTTGCTTCTAAGAATGCGGCAATTGCATTTTTTTTTATTTCTTTTGCTTTTTGTTTTGCTGTTTTATAAATCTCTAAATAGATTTGATCATGTGATTTTAAATTAATTGTATTTTCTTTACTTTCTGAATCAGAAATATTAAGAATATCAACTGTTTCTAAATTATCATCATTAAATAAATATTTAAATTCATTAGTATTAGAATTATTAGAAGTATTAATTTCTTTTACTAAAGTAGAATTTATATCTAATTTATTTAAATTTTCATCTAAAATATTTGATTCTGGTTTAGATTTTTCTAAATAAGATTCAATATTAATATTTTCATTATTTTCAATATTTTTAGTATTTTCAGTTTTTTCAATAGTTTCGATATTTTCAATATTTTCAATATTTTCAGTATTTTCAATATTTTCAATATTTTTTGTATTTTCAGTATTAATAGGTAATGTTAATAGTTCATTAGATTTTTCATTATCAATAATTTTATTAGGAGAGTTTAAAATATGATTATTATTAATTGAATTATCTAAAAGTTTACTTTTATCAGTTTTTATTAATACCCGTTTTTCAAATTCATCAGAAGGTAATATAATCATTATTTGAGTTAAAATAATTTCAATACTAAAATTTTTACTTGTGAATTTAATATTATTAATATTAATTAAAGGAATAAATTCACATGCATTATCAAAATCATCAAATGGTATTTTATTTTCATTCTCATCATAAATATGTAGTTTATCTAATTTAATATTAGCCTTAATTAAAAAATTTTTCCCATGTTTATATGGTTTCATAGTAGATAACATTAATTCATCTATATCATTTCTATCAATTTCAGAAGAACCATAAAACCAAGATTCTTTATTATTATAAATTTTATCTGCACAAATTTTTTCTAAATTTTCAAAAAAATCTATGACATTTTTATGAGATATACATAAATTCAGTTCGGTATATGTTTTAGATGAACTTTTAATAATACCATTTTTACATTTACATTTAGGTAATTGTATATATAAATTTTTATTTGTTGTGCCATGATTTATTTTACTAATATAATTATTATTATTTGCTAATGTTGGATTACCTAAATTTAAAATATTAAAATCAAAAGGTTGATTTAAATCAAATACACTATTATCCATTTAATAAATAACATATAAAAATGTAAATAAAATAACACGCAAATATTAAATTAAATAAATAACATATAATAACATATCATAATCTATAATAATGAAGAGAAATCTAATATATGAAGAATGTATGAAAATTTTAGATTCGAAAGAATTTAAAAATGAATTTAAAAATTTTTTAAAACCAATTTTAGATTATATATTTGAAGAAATATCTATTTATTTATTCTTTTTTGTATTTTTTATATTATCAAGTTTTTTATTACATTTAGGAGTTTTAATATTATTAATTCGATATAATTACAGAATAACAAAAGTTTAGATTTTTTTTCTATAGATATTATATAGTATAATTATGATTGCTGGTTCTAAAGGAGGTTCAATGCTTGCTGATGCAAGTGTTCCAGTTGGATTGTTTGCATTACATAGATATTTAAAAAAAAGATCACGTAAAGCATCGAGTAAAGCAAGTAAAGCAAGTAAAGCAAGTAAATCACGTAGACGCAAATCGAAAAAAACACGTTCAAAAAGAAAATAGATAACTAATAATTATTTTTAAATATTTAAAAATTTAATAATAATTAATATAATTCCATGAGTTTAGAAAAAAATATACAAAATTGGGTGGTCTTAGACAATCAACAAAAAAAATTAAATGAACAAGTAAAAAAAATACGAGATCAAAAAAATAATTTAACATCTGATATTATAACAAATTTTTCAGAAAAAAATATTAAATCACCAATAATTAAAATTAGCGATGGTAGATTAAGTTTAATAGAAACTCAACAACCAAATGTAATAAGTTATAAATTTTTATTAGATAGTTTTAAAGAATATTTTAATAATGAAAATGACGCAAATAAACTTCTTGAATTTATAAAAAATAGAAGAACATTTACTAATGTATCTTCAATTAAAAGATTATATAATAAGGAATAGATTAAATATAAATAGTATTTTCATAATATAATAACAATGTTTAAATTATTAAATGAATTAAATATTGATGAAAAATTAAAGTTTAAAAATTTAGCATTATTACCCGGATTTAATATAATTGAATCTAATTATACAAATAATAATTCTCCAATATTAAATAAAAAAATTATTTCTAATAATATTTTAGACGAAACACTTTTTAATAAACTATTAAAAACAGTAGATGAAAATAATAATATAAATAATAAAAAATTTACAAAAAAAAGAAAAATGGATAAAAAAAGAGCAAGTAGAAAAAAAAAATAATTATATCTTATAAGATTATATATTAAATAACATTAAATATTATTTAATAACAGTAAATATTATTTAATAAAACTAAATATTATTTAATAACATTTAGTTTTATTAAAAAGTATAAATAATAAATAATAATCTAATTATAATTTATTATTTATAACAATGGATAATTCATTGCACTCGACTAATAGAATTAGAGAAATTGAAAATAAAAAAAAAAATTTTAGTAATAAAGATGCATCACTTTATTTACATAAAAGAATAAGAAATACTTTAAATAAAAAAGATATAATTCAAAATCAGATACCATATAATGATAATAATTATATAACACATATTGTAAAAAAACAACGTGGAAGTGGTGGTAAATTTTTAAAAAAAATATATACAGCACCAAAAATTTATAAACCATACACTTTACAAAGTATTACTAATATTTTAAACTTTGGTTCTGTCACACGCTCTGGTTCTGGATCAGGAACTGGTTCTGGCTCAGGATCTGGCTCTGGAACTGGATCAGGAACTGGCTCTGGATCAGGAACTGGCTCTGGATCAGGAACTGGTTCTGGCTCAGGATCTGGAACTGGATCAGGAACTGGTTCTGGCTCAGGATCTGGCACTGGATCAGGAACTGGCTCTGGAACTGGATCAGGAACTGGCTCTGGATCAGGAACTGGCTCTGGATCAGGAACTGGCTCTGGATCAGG